ACCAATAGAATCGATAATGATAATCAACTTATCATCACGTTCAAGATTGGTTAATTGTTGCATGATATCAAACTTTAATTGTTCAATATCAGTAAGAGGTGTATGAAGAACTCGTTCTGTGTCAATGCCAAAGGTATCAAAGTAAGACTGAGGAGTACCAAACTCAGAATCATAAAATAATAAAGCCGCATCAGGATATTTGTCCAAATAAGATTTTGCCATCAATAATGAAAATGCTGTCTTAAAATGTTTTGATGGACCTGCCCACATTGTAAGACCTGGTGTTAAACCACCATCTAATTTACCTGATAATGCCACATTGATAATTGGAATCGCTGTGGGAATCATATCTTTACTTGTAAAGAATTTCGACTTAGATAATATAGCCGATTCTTTAATACTACTATTCTTTTTAATCTTATCGAGAATACTCATAATTCACCTTTTTAAAAATTACCACCATCAAATTCTTGTTTTTTCTTTTTTTCTGCAAATGCAAATTCAGCATCATAATCATACTTAGGTTCTAATTTCTTAGCAACTTCAGGAGTAATATCATGGTGTTCTTCATAAACTCCTGGAGAATGATGCACTTCAATTGGAGGTATTGTTTCGCCTGATGCGGGATCAATTTCTATCCCGGTAACAACCTTAGTCGGTTGCTCGGTGACCTCTTGACGAACTTCTTGATCCTCATGTGGCTCAATTTTATCCATCTCCGATATGTCAGCAAGGTTCTCTTTTTTGATTTCAACGACTTGCGAAACCTTTTTCTTTGCATTTTGGAATATTTTGGTAATCGTGCCATCTTCTATAACCACATCAGGTTCTTTTTGTTGTTTCTCTTTTAATGAAATGTTTCCAGCTATCAATAATAACACAGCTAGAGGGTCAAACACAAGCATAATTAATAAGATTACCATTCGTACCGCTTTATCTACGGCAGAATCACCGTCAAAGAACATATCTGCCACATACTTAATTGGACCAATATCGGCAACCAATTTATTTTTTTCTCTTAAAAGTGGTAATCGTTTCTTATTAATTTCGGTAAGTTCTCTTTGTGTGGATTGAATTTGATTATCCAAACGATTACTTGCCGTTGATGGATCCTTGGCACGAGCCAACAAGTAATCCAATCTTTCTTGTGCAATCTTTTGTTGTGTATTGAGTGTCTTGAGTTCTACTGAATTTGCACCAGCATCCAATGTAGAATCAATATGTGCTTTGGCTAAGAAACCAAAAATACCCATAGATGTAATCAACATTAAAATTACGATTGCAACAGTTAAATATGCCAACAACATTTTAGGTGCTGTTTTCCAATTACGATACACCCAAGATGCAGTAACTAATTTGGCAAACTCCATAGAAGATGCCATGAATACCACCGGCCAAAATGCGCCAACGAAAATAGCAGCAAGACCAATAATAGAATAGTAGGCTGCAATACCCGAAAGTAAAATGGCAGCCAAAAATGTTAAGTAAATCATGAGAAGAAATCCTCTATTGAACTAGTTTTTTCTGTTTTCCAATTCATACAATCTAGAATCACTTTAATTGGTTCTAAGAATGTTTTTTCAAATTGTGTATCATAATCGATATATTCTTGTAAGGCAAATTCTGATGGTAGTCTAGATGGAAAAGAAACAACGGAGTCTTTGAAAGTATTAGGTAATTTCAAATAGGTAAACTTTACTTTTTCACCTTCTTGAATTAATTGATATTTCTTTGTCAAACCTAACTGCTTTAATTTGTTATTATAAAGAATTGCACCTTTGACATGAATTGGGGTACCTTTTTTGTATAAGGTAACCGGATCAGAATAATTATTTAGCCCATTTAATCCTCTAGGGAAAGAAATATCTTCAACAGGTAACTTTTTAAAGTGTTCTCTGAAATCAGCAATAAAGTTTTGAACATCTTGTTCTGTACCAGATACAAGAATCTTAATTAATTCTTTCATCTTATCACGAACTACGGATGGTGTGGAAGATTTAATCATTTCCAAACCCATCACTTTCAAATCTGGTTCTTTGTATTGAACACCTTCATTGTTATACACATTCAAAATGTAACGCTTCTTGGCAGTCCAAATACCTTTGTTTGACAGACCTTCTCGTTTCATCTCCATCTTCTGGTCGAAAGCGTTAACATACGCAGCCAACTCTTGGTAACTTCTATCAATGTATGGTTGAATCTTATCTTCACAGATTCTATCCATGATGGAGATAACTTTAATAGTTTCAGTCGGTGTTTTAACGATACTCTCAACAAGAGGACCAAGGTTAAGATAAATGGAATCAGTATCACTCGCAATAACATAATCTACACCTTCTGTTTTTAATATCTTATTCATCCAATCGTTAATTTTACCTTCAATCCATCTAATGGAAAGTTGGCCAGCAGTAGTAACGCCAAGTGCCATACGCAAATCATAAAAACGGAAATACTGAGAGCCCAAAGCACCATAAGCACTATTAAGGGACACTTTTTTAGCCAACTGAATGTTGTTATACTTTGCAATCCGTTTTTCAATTTCATATTTTTTGGAATCATCAGTTTCATTTTGTTTCTCTTGTTTTGCCTGTAACATCAACTTCTTAAACTTTTTACGGTCCTCATACATTTCTTCCATCATCTTTGGTAAGAAACCTTGCATATCAGTTCTAAAAAATTGGCCATTGGGAGTAATCGTTGCGCCTTGTAGTTTAGAAAGGTCGACCGATTTACTCAACATTTTATCCACGGAAACACCTTGTGAAAGAATATCACGCATTGCTTCTGTATAGTTTTCAGGTTCAATCAGAGTTTCTGGACTGATATTATATTGCATCATCAAGTGTGGATACAGAGAGTTTAAGTCAAATGATGCCACCCAATTGTGTAGGCCGACCTGAACTTCTTTAACATAGGCACCTTCAAAGGCAGAATCTTTATCTTTAATTTCTCTTGGCGGAACAATAATATTCTTTTCATATAGATAAGAATAAGTCAATGAGTCCCACATACGAGTTTGAGCAAACACATCTTCAAAATTTGTCTTGGTATCATAGGCAAGAGTTACTGCCAATTCAAGCAGTTTCAACTTATCTTCCAATTTGATAATAAGTTCAACGTCTTTAATGTTATACTCAATAAACAACTGGTAGTTTAGACGATAGAGAGAGTGTAGGTTATCATAATCATCATATGAGATTTTGCCTTCACCAAGTTCGACTTGAGCAATGTTATCCAACCGATAAGATTCTTGTGACTTACCTCCAGGTGCATACCATTTGTATAATTCAATATAATCAAGTGATTCAACACCCAAGAAACCATAAGCAATTAGTTCTCGGCCATTAATTACGGTCTTTCGTTCAGACACATAATTCCATGGTGATAATTTTTTCATTTCTGATTCACCGAGAATCTTCTTAAAACGATTTACAAGATATGGTATATCAAAGAACTTGGTATTCCAACCAGTAATGATATCAGGACAGTTTGCTGTCCACAAAGCCATGAATTGTTTACATAAAGAATATTCATCTTTACATTTTACATACTTCTCTTTACCTTTTGTTTCATAATCGCCACAACCAAATACCCAAATGTCACCATTGATATATTTCAATGCGATGGCGGTAATTGGTTCTTCTGCTTTATATGGATCAGGAAATCCATTTTCAGAACCAACCTCAATATCAATTACGGCAATAGATAGTTTGTCTATATCATAATCGATGGGATCACCATAAAACTCTGCAATAAAGGCATATTCAAAACGAGTTTGACCATAGATTTTAGTTGCACCAGAAACACCATCGAACTGCTTGATATAATCTCTAGCAGACCTGATGTCTTTCATTTTCTTGTGGTCAAGATAATCACCATCCAATGATGTATAGTTGGTGATTTTTTTGGAAGGCAGAAAGAGAGAAGGAGAATAATCAACTTTCTCTTTTACTCTTTTGCCATTTTGTATACCTCGGAATAGAATATTGTTTCCGAAGCTTTGAACATTAGTATAAAAATTACTCAATTTAACCCGTAATGATTTGTTTTTGTGGTGGAACTACAATACCAGAACCAAAGATTTGCTTATAATTTGCAGCAAAATCTTCTGCCGGAGTATAAGAGTATACTACATTTTTCTTGGCCAAGGCAATAGTTGAATCGGCTTTTTGTTCGGCATGTAATGGGAATGGTGCAAATCCTACATTCGGTTGACCATCTTTACCACGGAGAACGGCAATACCTACCGGATTCATGATTACATATTCAGTTTCGGACTGAGATTCCACTTCTCCTAATACGTCCTCACCAGTAATTAACTTCAAAGCAATGATTTCCATGTGTTTTTCCTTATAAATAGATATGTAGTTGAAGTGATTATACAGTATTATTCTCTTTTTGTCAATCGACATTTGGTATTCTTTATTATCCCCATATAACAATTTAACAGAGGATGGTAAAGGTCAACCTTTATCTAAAAAAACATGCTTAAAAAAATAGCTGGTCTAATTACGGCTACTTTATTTTCTTTATCTGTATTGGCCGATCCAATCGTAACACAATCCACAAGTGAGAGTGTTAATCGTAATTATAACGTAAACACCGATACTAGCACAAGTACTAGTACATCCACAAGTAACAACAATTCGAATAGTAATAGTAACTCAAATAGTAATAGCACAACAAAGGTAATTTCACCACCACCAACCGCTATTGCACCATCTATTACTTCTATTAATAATGACTTATGTACCGTTGGTGCATCTGGTGCTGTTCAAACTCAAATTCTTGGACTTTCTTTTGGTGCAACTACCACAGACAAAAATTGTGAAAGACTTAAACTTGCATCCCGTCTTTATGATATGGGTATGAAAGTTGCAGCCGTTTCAACTCTTTGCCAAGATGAACGAGTATTTACTGCCATGTTAAATGCTGGTACTCCATGTCCAGTAGATGGCAAAATTGGTGCAGAAGCAAGAGCAATTTGGGAAGCTGATCCTGACCGTAAACCACAAAAGGTTAAGAGTAAAGACTAATGAAATTCTTTGCGGCAGCTATCTTAGTTGCTGGACTTTTAGGTTTATGTTCTGTTAAAAGTCATGCTCAAGTTAACTTTGGCACAGCAACAAATCAATTCACTTACACACCTGTAAATAATGGTACTGGTGGTATTGTTGGTGTTGTAATTCCTAACGGTGGCGGAACAGTAGTTAATGTTGCCACCGGTTCTGCTGCACTTCCACTTCAAAACATTGCAAATACTCCTGGTGCTACTCATGTATCTTTATATGATGACAGCAATACAAATGTTCCATTAGGTTTTAGTTTTCCATATTGGGGCCAAAATTTTACAAACTCATGGATGTACTCTAATGGTATAGTCAGTTTTGTTAATGGTAATATTCCTGGTGCTGGTTGTTGTGGTGGTTTAGATTTATCAACATTAAGAGATCCACAATACAATTATATGATTGCTCCATTGTGGACAGATTTATATGATACAAGTGGTCAATCAACATGGTACAAAAGAACAACAGATTCTATGGTGTATGGTTGGTATAACACTAAAGAATATGGAACAAATAATAGTAATAGTTTTGAAGTGGACATCAATTCGTCTGGTGCTTTCAATATTAGATATGGCAATGCTTTTGTTTCTTACCACACAGTTACTTCAGGTTTTACTGGTGATTTGTCGAGGGGCCAATGGTTTCAATACCATTATGGACAAGGATTTAATATACCATCAACCAATCCCGTATCATACGGAACTTCTTCATCACTTGGTGGTGTTGACCCATGTACGGTGGATCCATTAAGTAGTACTTCATGTCCAGGTTATCAAGCAGCATATACAACTCAACAATGTACTATTTCATCATTGTATGATCCAACTTGTCCTGGTTACCAAGTAGCTTATTTTAACCAACAATGTACAATTAATCCTTTGTATAATTCTGCTTGTCCAGGTTACCCTCAAGCATATCATGACTTACAATGTAGTATCAACTCATTATATGCAACAGATTGTCCAGGTTATGCGGCGGCTTATCTAAGTCAACAATGTTCACTCAACACATTGTATAGTAGTTCTTGTCCTGGTTATGAAACTGCATATAGAAATTATTTGTTTGCACAAGCATGTCAAGCAAATCCACAATCAGCACCAACTTGTCCGGGTTATATAA